GGGTCAGGTCGCTGGGGGCGGGCACGATGAAGTCGGTCGCGCTGCCACCGCGCCGGTAGGTGACCCACTGGCCCGCGAGCCGGAAGCGCACCTCGGTGGTTTGGTCGCCGCGCACGTGGTCGAGAAACGACCAGGCGGCCTGCACGGTAATCTTAGCGTATCTGGCGGCCATTAGGGCAGAAAGTTTTCAGGGTTGTAGGTAAGGGCCGCGGTGGCCGACTCGGTGAAGTCGAACTCGAAGCGGGTGCCGTAGAAGCTGTCGCCAACTGGGCCCACGGCCTCGGCCGCAATGCTGCTGCGGTGCAGCACACGCCCGGCACGGCGGCCGGCCATACCGCGGAAGAACTCACAGACGGCCGCCATCAGCTCGTAGCCGACGCGCTCGGTCTCGGTCAATACCTCATCCTTACTGGCCTCGGTATTCAAGGCCTTTTTTAGCACAGTGAAGCCGCCCCGGCGATGTGCTTTCACCTCGTCGCTGCCGGTGTCTTCGTGCAGCGTATCGTAGGTCATTTGCAGCACGAAGGGCGTTTTGCCCGAAAAGCTCTCCTTCAATTGGCCATAGAAGCTATTGAGATTTACGAGCTTCTGCACGGGGTCGGCAGCCACGATAATCTTGAGGTAGCCGCGGCGCTGGGCCGAATGCTGAATCTCCTTGTGGCGCGTGGCCAAGTCGCGCATGAGGTCGGTGTAAGTCTTTTGGTTAAGCATAAGGGTGCCCCCTCTCCCAGGGGGGAGGGGTCGGGGGTGAGGTTAGCGGTTTTGAAGCTGTTCCTGGCGCTCTTCGTGCTGGCGCAGCACGCGGTTCATTTCGCGCAGCACGTTGGCCAAGCCCTGGTGCGCGGTGGCATCGAGGTTGTGCACGCCACCGGCCAGTTCATGCAGCGCATCTACCCAGCCGCTGGTGCTGGCCTTCTGCTGGGTGCCCTCGGTGAATACGTAGGGGTAGCGCTGCTCCAGCAGGCGCCGGCAGCCGCGGTAGTAGAGCAGCACGGCGTGCTTGTAGTGGTCGGGCAACGCAGCCAGGCGCTTGGCCCGGGCGGCTACCAGGTGCTCGTTAAAATCCTCGCGGCGGTCGCCGGCATAATCCACGGCCTCGGGGTCGTAGCCGGCGCGCTCCGGGCGGTAGAGCACGGCCACCAGCTGGTCGAGGTAGTGCTCGCCACCCGTCTGCAGGTAGCGCAGGTAGTGGGTATCGGCGTGAATGAACTCGTCGAAGCGCAGGTTGCGAAAGGCCTCGCGGGGGCCGTAGTAGCGCTTGCGGCCGATAAGGAACACGCCCAGCAGCTGCGCCGTGAGCGGCGGGTAGTCGGTCGCGCCGTGCAGGAAGTGCACCAGGGGCCGCAGGTTAATGCGGTGCACGGGCGTCAGCTGGCGAAAGTCGCGGCGCGGAATCTGGAGTAGGGCAGCCAGCAGCGCATCGAGCCGAGTGGCTACGCGCTCGTAGCCAACCAGCAGCACCTTGGCCACGTCGAGCAGCTGCTGGCGGTTGAGCTCATTCCAGGTAGTGGCCAGGTCGCGCGAATGGGGGCCAATGGTAGCGGGAATCATCAGAAAAAAGGGCTGAATTTTCCCGAAATTCCTCTGGCAATTGCCGGCTGGAAAGGACATAAAAAAGCCCCGACCTAGGGCCGAGGCTTGTGCCAGTGCGGTATGGGGGGGCTGCTCCTGGGCTTGGGTTGTTACGCCGCTTTAGGGTCGTCGTATTTGGTCAAACCATACTTGCGCACGGTGGCGGCCAGCGTATGGCCATAGTTGGGGTCGGTGGCGTAGCCGCACGCCAGGAACAGATGCGATTCAGCGATGTAGTCATCGCTAGCGAAAAGCCGCTTGTAGCGCGGGTTAGCTTTGAGGAAGGCCAGCCGCCCCTTGAAGTAGTCGGCGGCGCTATCGTAATGACGGAACGCAGCCTGTACGATGACGTTCTTACCCTTGATGACCTCGCGAGTAGGCAACACGACCACTTTGCCTTTCCAGTCCCAAGCGGCCTTAATGCCTCCGAAATTATTATAATTAGCCGAGAGGCCGGAGCCGCCCCAACCACTTTCGATAGCCGCCTGCGCCAAGCAGACGGAAGCACATAAGCCAGTGCCACGGCACGTATCCTGGGCGGCCTTCGCATGCTTAGCGAAGAACTCAGCGGGGGTAAGTTTAGCCATTGTTTGATAATGATTTACGGCGTTTATAAAAAATAAAAAGTAGCAATAGGACAAGCGCAATGCCGACGGGCTTGGCTAGGGTTGCCTTCCAATCAGCGGCCTGCTGGACGGGGGCCGATAACTGTGGGGTGTTGTTGTTGCCGCGGGTCGTCTGGGCATTGCCGGCACCGCCTACTTTGTTCACGATGGCGCCGCTGTCGGCCTTGATGATATCGCCCGACTTCTTGCCCGTTTGGGTGTTGCTGGCGCCGGCACCTAGCAGCTGGCCGTTCTTGGCCACGTGCTGGTTATCCTGGTTGCCGGCTACCACATTGAAGGTGCAGCCCTTGCATTTGCGTGGCAGTTGCGCGGCATTCTGTGCGGTTAGAATCGCGCCTGGGGCTGCCGTAGCGGCCTTTTTGGGGGGCAGTAGACCAAACAGACGGCGCTTTTCTGTGGGTTTCTGTGGGCTTTTCGGCACCTTCACGAATGGCAGCGAGTCGGGCGCAGCTTCTACCTCCAGCTGCACCACCGGCGGGTGGCCTTCGAAAATGCTGCGGATGAAATCGGCCTGGCTGCCGGGCTCGGCCCTGGGGCCGCTGAGGCTGTCGGGCCGCGGTACCGCGGGCTGCCAGTGGCGCTCGGCATTTTGTTCGTCGGCCACCCGGGTGGCCAGCGGCTTGGTAGTGGCGCAGCTGGCCAGCAGGCCAGCCAAGCAATAGCATAGCAATCGCTTCATTGAATTGGGGTAGTTAAGGGTGTAGCGTCAAGGGCGGGCGCCTCCGGAGCAGCGGCCGGCGTGAGGTTGAGCGCAGCATCCGAGTGCTGCGCCGCGGGCATGGCCACCATAGCGGCTTCGATGCCTTCGTTGGAAATCAAGGACAGGCGCTTGAGCAAGGCCTTCGGCACTAGGCGCGGCTCGATGCCAGCCACGTGCTCCAGAATGCTGAGGCCTTCGCGGGCCATCATGCACGAATACATGAAGGTGTCGAACCACCCGAACAGCACCTGGGGCTTGCCGTGCACCTGGTAGCTAGTGAGCACGTGCGTAAGCACCAGCAGCCCTAGGTAAATGCCGCACTTCGTAAAAAGCCTACTGAATGCCCGGCTGCTAATGGAGTGCTTCACCCAGTGGTGCTGCACGCCGAAAACGGTATCGACCAGGATAAGCACGCCCAGCGAGGAAAGGAAATTCCAGTCGTTGAACAAGTACTTTTCCACCAAGGGAAGCACTGGCGTGAGCACTACGCCGAGCGCAATAGACGGCGCCGTTTTGCCACTTGTGGCAGCAGCAAGAGCATTAAGTAGCAGGCGCATTTAGATGGCGCCAAAAATCGGCGCGGTGGTGGCGTTGAGGTAATCGACTACCACGGGCGGGCGGTAGGCAGCGCTATTGAAGTAGGTGGCGAAGCGGGTGGCGCTGGCCGTGGCGTTGAGGTACTTGGTGAGCTTGCGCAGGTAGTGCTCGCCGTCGTCGGTAGCCTGGTCGGCTTTCATCTCCAGCAGCTGCGTGAGGCCGGGGTCGGACTCTTTGCTGTTGGCATCATCCGGGCGGTAGACCTGCAGCTCCAGCGCGTTGCCATTGAGGGCGAAGCTGAGCTCACCAATGGCCTGGGCCATCACCAGGTGGGCCAGGGCCGGGCGCACCCAGTCGTCGAGCAGCTTTTCGTTCTCGGCCGTCACGGCGCCGTCGCGCAGCTGCTGCTTGAGCTCGTCGAAGAACTCGGCGCCTAGGATGGGCTCCAGGCGGAAGCGCTCGGTTTTGCGCAGCAGCGAGGCCAGGGCCTGGAAGGTGAGGCGGGCGTTGCTGATGTTGTAAAACTCCGAGAAGGTGGTAGCCGACGTGATGAAATAGCCGCGGGTGGCCTTGGCCACGTCAGAAGCCGCCCAGGTCGGGAAGTCGGTGGCGTGGGCCTCCAGGTAGGCCAGCGCCTTTTCCAGTCCGTTGTAGCCCTTGCGGCTATAGCTGGCCTTGAGATTGTTAATCTGCCACGGGAAGGCGGTTTTTTCGCGCTCGGTGCTGATAATCTGCACGCCAGAGCCGCTGATTTGCACCTGGGCGAAATCCACGTAGCTCACCATCGTCAGGTTGGCCAGTGACGAGGCCAGCAGCTGGCGCAGGCGCTCGGCCTCGTCGCCGGTCGCGTCGAGTAGCTCGTCGTAGAACGCGGCACCTAGGGCCGGGCGCAGGTAGTCATCCTCGGCCAGCAGCAGGTCGGGCTGCAGCTGCTGGAAATACTGCTCGTCGGCAGATTCATTCAGCGCGACGTGGAGGCGGAAGGCCGCTATATCAGTGATTAGGCTGGGTAGCATTAGGCGGTTTGCTGTTGGGTTTGCTTGCCCTTGTCCAGGGTCATAATGAGCGGCTGCTTGAAGCGGAACTCCAGGTTCTCGGGCCAGTTATTGAAGTCGCGGATGAAGTGCAGCACGCTCGTCACCTGGTCTTGCTCGAAGGTGCTGGTGCTGATAAAGTTGTTGAAGGCTACGCGGGCATCGCTACCTGAGCCGGCGCCAGCCATATTCTTCCCAGGGCTGATGCCCATGAGGGTGGGCGCCACGCCGGCCGCGGTGTAGACGTGGCTGGCGGCCTCCTGCGAGTCCTCGTTGAAGAGGCCCTCCTTCATTTTCTTGTCGAGCGCCGTCACCTTGAAGGCCGGCACGTCTTCGCCCTTGCTGTTTTTGACCGTCGTGGTGAGCAGCGACTTGCCGGCGCCGTTGCTGCCGGTCATCACGTCACCGAAGTTTTTCAACTCGGCCCCGATGAGCTGGCGGCGCTCGTCGTCGGTCTTTTCGTCCCACTCTTTGTACTTCCACTTCCAGTACTCGGGGTTGACTTCGATAACCCACTCGACCGAGAGAATCTGCTTGAGCAGCATTTTCTTGAACTCGACCACGGCCTTGGCCACCTCGGCCCAGCCACTACGCCGGAAGCTATTCCAGTCGGGAGTTTGGTATTCCGATTTGTCCGGCGACGGGATATTGAGCGGATAGGCGTACTTGAAGCCATCGGTGCGCTCGCGCAGGGCGTCCACTTTGCGGTAGTAGACCTCCAGTACCGGGATTTTGGTGCAGTACTCGTCGTCGTAGCGCCCGCCGTTGGCCCAGTTGGCGTTGTGGTAGATGTGCTGCATCACCTGCTTGGCCGACTGCGCCTTGGCCCAGCGCACGTAGCAGCTGTCGAGGGCCGCGATGTGCACGATTTTCTGCCGGTTACGCGACAAAATCAGCTCGACCCAGGCGTTGGCGAAGTACGAGAGGTTCTGGTAGGTCTCGAAGGCGTAGCGGGCCAGGTCGTTATCGCGCAGAAACTGCTCGACCTCGGGCAAGCGCACGCGCCGGAAGGTCTCGTTGCCCTGCTCGTCGAGCTCGACCAGGCCATACGTCAGGCCACCGCCGTACCAGGCCTTGGCCTTCCAGTTCAGGGTGGTGGGCAGGGAAGTATTCACCTCCACATCGGCGACTACCTCCTGCGGAAACAGGTTATTGCTGCCCCAGTAGGAGACTTCCGAGCTACCGCCGGTATTCTTGAGCGGCGCCAGGGTCGTGCCGGTGCCGGGCTCACTGCCCGCGGCGCCTACGCCTGTCTTCACGAGGGCCCCAACGTTCTCCACGTAGCCCCAGGAAAGGTCTTGGTTTACGTATTGATTCATCAGATAATGACCTTTTTACCCTCAAACTCGATGATGAGGTAGATGTGCACCTTGGTATAGCGGCCGTTCACGGTGCTTTTCAGGTTGCGCGTCATGTTGTCGTAGTGATTGGGATTGCGGCGCACCCAGGCCTCCAGTGCCTCCACGTCGGCCGCCGCGGGCCCTACCAGGGGCGCCGGCTCGGGCTGGCCCTTGCTGCTGAGCAGCTGGCCGCTGAGCGCCACGACCTCCCCGCCGGTGCCCTTCTGCTCGTTGAGCTTCACGTAGCGCAGCGAAAACGGCTCGACGGCGGCTGCCATCGCAGCCATCATTTGCTTGTGCGTAATAGTTACTTGTGCTTGCACCATGCCACGAAATTCCCCGCGGCGGGCAGCCCTGGAAAGGACAGAAAACTGGCTCGGTTCGCAGGCCCCAAGTGGAGCGGCGGGGCTCTATTTCACCCAGTCCAACGACAAAGTGCCCTGGCGCGCTGGAAACGCAGATTTTGGCCGTTTTTCGAGAAATTAAATCCAGATTTTGCTTAAATGACCCCAGCTTGCGCTAACGCCTCCCGGCAATTGCCACGGGCAAAAAATGGATATATGACTGGGGTTTGGGCAATAAAAAACCGCGTTTGCAGGCTGCAAACGCGGTTTTCAGTGGAAATTGCCACTCAGGCTAACCCGATATCATCACGAAGTCTCTGAAGTCGGTGGTAGGCTTAAGGATGGTGTCGTCGATGCTGGCGAAGTGCAGGTCAACGGTATCCGTGAAGTGGGGCGCATCCTCAGCGGGAACGCTCTTGAGCTTCTCGCCGGTCTTGTTCTTCTCGATGCCATTGCGCCCCTCCTTAATCTCAGTCATCTGCATGGCAATGAGCACCTGCTTGCAGTGGTGCTTATTGAAGCGGATGCGCCAGCCACTGGGGTCGAGCTCGGCTAGTAGGTCGTGGGCCAGCAGGTAGCGGGTGTGGTAGCTGGGTACGCGGCCCAGCTTCAATACTTCTACCTTCCAGTTGGCCTCGCGCAGCAGGCGCACGAACAGCTGGTTGTAGGTCTCGTCGCTGTTGGGCACCCTACTGTTGCCATACTCCGCGTCTTCGATGAAGACCAGGCGCTTGTTGAGGTGGTTGGCATAGTAGTCGGTGAACTGCTTACACAAGTCACGTATCAGCTGCGGGTGCTTCACGAACAAGCCATTGAGGAAGCGATACTCCCGCTGCTTAGCGTGCACCTGGGCCACGGTGAGAAAGGTCGCCTTACCATAGTCCACGGCCAGGCGCAGGGGCAGGCTGGTCTCACAGTCAGCATCCTGGCGGCTGTCGGGAAACTTCTCCAGCTGCTTGAGGCGCTTGATATTGTAGAGCTCCTCTTCCTTCTGGCCATGCAGGTGACCATACTCGAATGCCTCGTAGGCGTGCTTGCTGGTATCGAGCGTGGGATAGAAGCCCGCCTCGACCGTGGTGGGGCGCTGGTTGAGCACCTCCACCCGGAAGGTGAAATCGGGTAGGCTACGCTCCTGCTGCTCCAGATACCGAATCCCTACGTTGGTGATATTCTCGAAAACGTTGGCCTCGCTGTAGAGCTGGCCGTTTTCGTCAGTATAGTAGCGCAGGGCACTGGTAATCTTCTGGATATCGCCCCATATCACGCGCCTAGCCTCGCGGTCTTTATTGCGGATATATTTCAGCTGCAGCTTGATGAGCTCGCGGCTGAGCGCCTCGTAGTCCTTGCCGCCGTCCTGGTAGTGCTTGGCACCCTCCAGCAGCCACTTGCCCTGGTTACCATAGGGCATAGAGGTGAAGTGAAAAACCCCGTGGTGCAGGCGGTGGTCGCTCCACACCTGGCGCTCGTTGCCGCGGTTAGCCGGCATCACTTCATCGTCAAACTTCTCTTTATTGAGCGTGAGCGACTCGTCGGCAATGATGCCGTCGAGGTTCAGGCCCCGGGCGCTACCCCCGCCCCCATCGAGGGAAATGAGGTGAAAGCACGTGCCGGTGTAGAACAAAATGCAGTAATCCCACTTCACGGGCGGCTCATAGGGCAGTATCCAGCCCGATTTGGGCTTGGTGCCAATGGTGTAATGCACGTTCTGCACGTAGCCGATGCGCTCCAGGCTGGAGATGGTCGAGGGCAGCGTGCGGGTCAGAATCTGCTGGTACGTCTGCCCACAGAGCGCCCAGGCCGACCTAGGCAGGTTTTGCACCACCAGGTGCATGAGCCAGGCAATAAGCGACGATTTACCCGTCGCGCGGCCCCAAATGCTCACGGCCGCCATCATCAGCGTGATGATGAAGCGCATTTGGGGCCGGTTGAAGCTCAGCGGCTTGATTTTAACTTCCGACTCGCTCATAGTCCCATTTTTCTAATGGCAATCGACCACATGAGCAGAATCACCAAAATGTGCGCGAGTTGGTCAAGCCCGAACACGTACCAATAGGCATAATTGGCAGGGTTCTGAAGCAATGCGAAGCAGTAGGTCCAACGGCCCTTTAGCCAGTCAATAAGGGCATGAGCTAACACCTGAATCATGCCCAGGGCTGTCGCCACGTTCTGCGGCACTCCAAATGCTACTAGGGCTAGCCACATTAACACTCCGTGCACTATGGCGTGCTCCAGAATGGGTAAAAACGGTTTCCCAAACCTTTTGGCAGCCAGCATGTAGGGCCGCGAGAGGTGGGTAAAGTCACCTAGGAAGTGACACAAAAAAAGGGTTATTAAGAGTATCATTTAAGCGGCAAGGTTTTAAGGCAGTTTTTACACGTCACTTTCGACGGGTTTTTGATGCTGGTCAATTGCGTGCTACCCCACCGCTTGATACAGCCGCAAGGGATGCCAGTGAGGTGGATTTTGCTCATTGTTTCTTTTTCCCTTTCCGCTCGGCCTTATCGAGAATGTCTTCCATCGTGGCGGCACTAATAGTCATGTTTTCCACGGCATCCTGCACGAGCTCGTATTGGTCGGCCGGCAACTCGTCGATTTTATCGGCATTGAAGCGCAGTTGCTGGCCGGCCGGGCTCTCGATTTGCACCAGGTAGGTGTGCGCCTTCAGCACTTCGCCATCGAAGGTGTTATCCTCCAGATTCAGGCCCTCAAACGTGGTCATATTCTTGAGAATAGCCGCGTAGGCGCGCATATCACCTAGTTTAATGCACTCATCCAGGCCATTTAGCGAGTACTCCCACAGCAGGCGACGCTTGGCATCTTTTGAAGTCTTCACCACGTCGCCAAACAGCTGCAGGGCGTCGCGCACGATGGTGTAGGCCGTCGAGCGCCCTACGCCGTGCTTGGCTTGCAACCACTCGGCCGCTGTGATGGCTGACTTGCGGCCGACCATGTGGTGCCAGGCGTCATCGACGCGCTGGCGGTAGACGCGCTCGGATTCCGTGAGCAGCGCCTCGACCTCCTCGCTGAAGTAGGAGTAGTAGATTTTATCGAAAAGCGTTTCCAGCTTTTCCGGTATCGCAATAGCGAGTTTATTCGAGCTCACGGCTTCTTATCGGGGAAAAAATAGCTGAGGGAGAAAAGCAGCAGCGGCCAGCTGATAAAAAAGCCGCCTACAGTGCCAGAGGCCAGGCATAGCATCCCGAACAGGAGCATGTAGAGCCAGAACAGGGTGCGAATCATGGGGCCGGGGGTGCGGGGTTTAGCAGGGCCTCGACTTGCTGCAGCTGCGCCTCGGCCTTGGCCAGGTCATCGGCCCGGTCGGTGCGCTTCTTGAGTTTGCTGACCTGGCTGCGCAGGTTGTTGCGTTTTTTCACGAGCTCGGCCGGCGTGAGCGTATCGAGGCCGGGCGGCGGAGGCGGCGGTGGGGGCAGCTGGCCATGCTCCCGCACGTAGCCGTCGAGTTGCCAGTTGGTATTCAGTTCGCGGCTCAGCACCATGATGCGCTCGGCCGCCTGGCGTACCTCCTCCTCGGTGCCTTTCTCAGCCAGCACCTCCAGCTGGCCATGCAGCAGCGTGCGCTCGTCGTAGCGCGGCCGGCGGGCCTCGGCTAGCTCTACCAGCAGTGGATTCTCGGCCGGGGCTGCTGCGGGCTCGGGTTGCAACGTTTCCGTTGCGTTTTCCACTACGACGGGGCCTGCAGTGACATTTACGGTGACATCTGTCACCACACCGGCCCGGGCCAGTTTGCCAAGCTCCCAGTCGAGGGCCTCGCGGTTGTACTGGTTAGGGCCGTCACTGAGCAGCTGCATCAGCCGCTTATTATCGCCTAGGGCGGCGTAGAGCAGGCGACCGGCCTCATAGTCGCGCCCGCTATCGAGCCATTGTTTCGGAGTCATGCCCCGAAATTCCTTTGGCAATTGCCGGCCTGAAAGGACACGAAAAAGCCCCGTACCAAGGGCACGGGGCTTTTCGGATTTATCACATCGCGGTGTATCTGTACACAACGATTTCGCGCAAAACTACTTCAGATATACCAGCTCTTGTTCAACAGCTGGGTCTGCTGGCGTAGCGCCGGCAGTCATCACCTTGCCTTTGAAGATGGGGGCCGGGCCGCTCCATACGCTCTGGAAGGTATAGGTGCGGTTCTTGCGGTCGGCCGACTTCTCGCCGGTGGTGCCGGGGGCACTCACGAGCTTGGCCGGGTAGCCGGGGTTGCCGAGCAAGCGGGCCGTGCCGTCGAGCTCGAACGTGAGGAAGTAGAAGTTGCCGTTTTTAGCGTAGCGGGCAAAGCCATCCGCCTGGGGCGTGTTGCCGGCCACTAGCATCTTCAGCGCGTTTTTGTACGACATGCCGTCGATTTCACCCTGCGAATCGCTGGTGAGGGCGCCGGCCTCCAGCGTCACCAAGATGCGCTTCATGGTCTTGCCCGGCTTCAGTACGAGGTTAGTGAGCACGGTCACTAATTCCTCTAATGTTTCACAATCCTCAATCTTAGGAAATGAGGGGTGCGTCTGTACGTCGCGGTGGTCTACGTAGTACACCGGCTGCTGAATGCCGGCGCTGTTATCCTTCCCGCTGGTGCCCTCGATATCTTCGAAATCCAGTGCCATAATTACTGATAATTGATAATTGATAAGGGCCCACCCTGACTAGGTGTCAGGGCGGGCCTTCTCGGATTGAATAATTGATTAGAGAGTCGGGAAGTACTTCTCGTCGAGCTCCGGCGTGCCTAGGCCTTCTACCGTGCCGTCAACCACGCCGACAACTACCATCTGGTTAGTCCAGAACTGGACACCTTCCCACCACTCCATGAAGATTTTCACGTCGTAGTCCTGGGCCTGCACGTCGGTGATAACCGGCTCATCGTTGATGTCGATGAGGCGCAAGAAGTTCTCGTCGGGGGTCGAGAAGATGATATCCGAACCGTTGAGGCCGGGCAAGCCAATCAGCTCGCGGTCGCCTAAGATGGTGCGGTAACCCTTGTTGTCGGTGTAGCTGGGGTACACGCCGTACTTCTTGAAGTAGTCGATGCGATACTTCTCCAGGTTGCTCTTGCTCATGAATACCCGCGTGAGCAGGTCTTTCAGGGGCTCGGGAATCGAGGTTTCGAAGTCGGTCACCTGGTCGGTGATATTGCTCGACGTGATAGCCTGCAGCGGCACCTGGAACACCGGGTTATCGTTGCCCGGCACCATGGCCAAGCGGATGATTTCCGCGATGCCGTTCATCGACTTACCAAACTCACCGAGCTTGGTGGCGTCGTACTTGCCCTTGCAGATAAGCAGCTCCCGGTCGGCCACCACCTTCGGCATCAGCTGCTGGTTGATGATGTACTGCGAGATGGGCATGTCCTGCGGCTTCTTGTTCTCCGAATAGAGCTCGGCCAGCCACGAGGCATGGATATCGTCCGGCTTGACGGGGTAGTTGACCTTCTGGCGGTAGTTCACCAGGGGATTCACCCGGAACTCGGTGGTGCCCAGTGGCGCCCACACGGCCTTGAAGCCTTGTACCACGTGGCCCGTAACGGCTTGCAGGGCGGGGAATTTGCCCTTAACCGACGCCACAAGACGCATGTACTTGGCCGTTACCGATTTCTGGTAGGCCATGCTGCGAATTTCCTTGTTGTTGGTGCGCGAATAATCGCCCAACTCCTGGCGCAACTGAGTGGCATTAATGCCCATAATAAAGATAAAAAAAGTGAAAGAATAGAGTTACTAAGAATCAGTCTACTAGCTACTTATAAGATATTTCTTAGCCCACCAAAGCAGCAGCCTCCTTGTTGTGGTCGTAGTCCTTGTTGAACCAAGCGTGAGCGCTGGTTGAGCCGCCCTGGTCGTCAGCGGTCGTTTTAGCTCCCGTGGTGGGGTTGTCGCCACCTAGAGAGCCTAGGCGCTCTACCTCCTTCTGCGAGGCGGCTAGGTCTTGCGTCAGCTTCGTAGTCGAGGCGGTCAACTCGGTGACCTTGGCCTCAGCGGCAGTAGCACGCTCGGCCTTCGCTGTGAGCTCCTGAAACTCGGCGCGGGTGATAACGGCCGCATCCGTAATGCCAGCAGCTACGAGCTCCTCGTTAGCAGCTTTCGTGGTTTCAGCCGTTAGGCCGGATTTGCCCGAAAGGGCAGCCAGGGCAGTGAATGCCGAGGCGGTAGTGTTTTTGTTACTGCCGAACAGTCCCATAGTTGTAGGTGATTGTGAATTGATTGAAGGTGAAGAAATGGAAGCAGAGAAAGCGCTGGAGCTAATCAGCCCGGCCTCTTGGGCCAGGTCGTAAGCCAGCTGAATGGCGTCTTGCAGCGAGCCGAGCTGGTTGGCCAAGCCATTGTCCACGGCGGCTTGGCCCACGAATAATTTGCCGGTCTTCGTGTCGGCCGTCGCGTTGGGCAGGTTAGTGGCCACAGTGGCCAGAAACTCATTGTTGAGGGGGTCGAGCAGCTGCGTGCGCAGCAGCCCTGGCTTGCCTTTCAGGGCCTCGTCGAACATGCGAGTTTTATCCGATGAGTCAGTGGCCGTTACGGTCACCTGGGTTATCCCCATCTTCTCGTAAAACTTCGAGTAGTCGAAGCCGTCCCACTTCGTACCGATGCTGCCAGCGATGCCGGTGCGCGCAATCACTAGGCGGTCGCAGCCTGAGCCGGCCCATAGGCCAGCGCTGCACATCATTTCGATGTGGCCAACAATCGGCTTGGTCGTACCCGCAATGATATCGGCGAAATGCTCCAAGCCTAGGGTCGAGCCGCCGGGCGTGGAGAGGGCCAGCACGTGGGCCACAATGTTGGGGTGGGCGTCGGCCTGCTGCATCCGGGCAGCTAGGGTACGGGTGCCCCGGACATAGCCATAATCGTAGTCCCAGGTATCGTCGGGCATCATCACGCCGCTCACCGTAGTGATGGCTATAGAGCCGGCGGGCACCTCATCGAGTGAGCCGTAGCCGCGCAGCTGTACGCTGGTGGCATCCATACCAATGGCAAATACCACCGGTGGGGCAGTCTGCTCGGCAGGACGGGGCGCTGCAGGCCCGCCCTCCATAAGCAGGCGGGCCGACTGAAGCATGAAGGCCGGCACAGCCGACTCCTCCAGTAAGAATTGGCCACCTAGGACGGCCGCTAAAGAACTATTGAAATGCATCGTTCAGGATTGGACGCTGCAAAACTCCGGGCGCGCTACAGGCAGGGAAAGGACAAGAAAAAAGCCCCGCCTGGTGGGGCGGGGCTCATTGCTCAGCGGCGGTCGGCGCGCCCGATTTCCATACCTAAGTACCCGTCTTAAAAGCCCAGGTCAGCGCGCCACTTCGCCCGCACGGCATCCCGCTGGGCCTGCGTGGTATGCGCTACCGTGTCTAAAGCGAAGCCGGCGAAGTCAGCTGAGGCGGCCCGACCGGAACCGATGGAAGTACCTAAGCTTTGGTTTGATAGGTTGCCGGCCCCAACTGGCTGGCCTAAGCCATTTAGGGCGACTGGCATGTAACTGACACCGCTCGAAAAAATGATAGTATCAGTTTCGTCGTACACACGCACAGGCGCCCCGGCCCGGCATACCCACGTAAAGATTTTGAACTGCCCCAGCGGCGCCCGCGGCGCCCCAGTTAGATAACTAAATTGCCCGCTCTGGTAAAACGTGCCGATTTCGGCCGTGCCCGCGGGGCCGGCGTAGCCCATAATAGTGCGGTCGGCACCCGATGGCTGCTGCCAGTCAATAATATAGCCGCCAAAATTATCCGTATCGGTATCGGTGCCGCGCAGCAGCAGGTAAAAGGTGTAGTCACTGGCACTAGCGCTCGCGTTGGGGATGTCCCAAGGGTCGTAGGCCGAGCCGCTAGGAATCGTGTAGAGCGGCCGCGCCTCGCTGGTGAGCATGCGACCGGGCGAATTCACGTTGCCGCGCGTATTCATGTAACCGCCTGCTGTACCCAGATTCTGCCAGCGGAACCTGTCGTTATTGCCCGTGTACGACTCGAAATAGAAGGGGAGGCTAGGGTAAACCACCACATCGGCAAGGTAGTTAGCTTGCACCCCTAGGAGCTGGCCACTAGTGCTGAGCAGCCGGCCGCCTGTTGCTAGTAAATTCATGTCAGCGGGTCGTGAAAAGCCGAGATATGCAGCGTGGCCACGCTAGCACCTAGGAGCGAGGCCACACTGGTGTTGAGAAAGTTGACCGTGCAGCCTTCTTTGGTGAAGGCAGTTACGCCCGTAATGCGCAGCAGGCTAGTACCTACTACCTCGCAGCCGGCCAGGGTATAGTTAATGGAAGGGAAAGGGGTGTCCCATGCCACCTGCACGCTGCCGGCCAAGCCACCGGCCAGTGAGGGCAGCGGTATACGCTTAGCCCGCAGCCGCGAGGGCGTAGCCGCAGCCATCGCCGCAGCTTGCTGTGCGGTGTTAGCTGCCTGCTGCGCCACCTGTACGGCGTCACTTTTGGCCGTGCCGGCTTTCGTACTGGCGTCGGTGGCTGCCTGCTGCACCACTTGCTTATCCTTGGTTGTGGCATCCGTAGCGGCGGTGCTTACTGCGTTGTCGTGCGCGAGCTGCACTTGGCTTGGCACCTGAGCTAGTTGCTGCGCCTGCTCGCGTAGCTGCTGCTGGAGCGGCGCCAAGGCCGCCGCTATCAATTCGTCTCGAAGTCCCATTGCCTAGGTGCGTTTCCAAGTGGGGGTAGCATTGCCCTGCGCATCCTGTGTGCTAAAGTCAGGCAGCAGCTCGTAAGTGTCTCCTTTTACAAAATCGCAGAAAATCGAGCGATAGGGCAAGTGTTCCGTTTCGCCGGCCAGCAGCACGTCCGCAGCCTTGAACTGGCCAGTGCCGAAAAAGCCGACCACCTGCTGGCGCTTGGCGGCGGAAATGTTGCACACGTCCGCGGTAGGCAACACCACGGCGCCGTTCGCGTCGGGCGCTATGCCGTTCACGGTTTTGACCGTGCCAGCACCACCCCCACCTTGGCCTGCACTAATGCCCCAGTTCAACCAGTTTGCAGCGTTAAAGCCAAGTTGGGCAGAGCCCTGAAAACTAATCTTAGAGGTGCAAATGCCACCCTGGTAGTTGACGGTGTCGCCCGCATCGTAATACGCAGCAGCGTCATAGTCACCCCGCCAGCGAAGTAGAATAGGCGTGGCCACTGCTCCCGCCGAAGTAGAGGCGACTAAGCCACCTGCTCCCCCAATGCCTAACGTAATAAACGCTTCCCGAGCGGTGCCATTCTTCAGATGCAGGTTTTTGGTCGCTACCCCTGGCTGGAGATTCTTGACCGTAGCCGCCACCAGCCCAATGGCCACCACTAAATTAGACGAGTTAGTGGTAGCCACACTAGCGGCCACAATAGAGGTTTGCCCGTTGACCGTGTTGCCGCTACCCCCAATCACGAGGTTATCTGCCGTGACCGTGTTGCCACTGCCTAGGTAAGGAGCGAAGGCATTGGCCAGCTTACTAAAGGTATTCAGCGCCTGGGTGGGCACGTTGCCGACAACCAAATCCAGCAGGGTCAACGAAGCTAGGTCGCCCACTACGGCCGTATTCACCTCCAGCATGCCTGGCCCCACGCGAGCTAAGCCCACATCGCCATTTCCATCCTGACCAACGTACTCCTCCGGTTTCCACTGGATAAGGCTATCCTTAGCCAACGAGTAAAAGCGCCCGAACATAAAGTGCCGCTGGCCTACGTCCACCTGCCGAATGAAAAGGTGGCCCGCCTCGTTAATAAAGCCGCCAACAGGCAGCTTTAGGCCCCTGTTCGAGTAGTCGCCTACCTCTTGCCAGATAGCGACCTTTTGCAGTTGCACCTCAGTAGTAAGCAGGCCATCGGGCTCTACCGCTAACCCATCGCCAACCCGGACGCCACCTAGGCGCGTGCGGGTGGCTGGCACGAGTGCCCCGCCCCCGCTGCCCGGTGCTGCCACAACCACGCGCCGCGCAGTGGATACGAGCGAGGCGCCCGCGGCATCGCTTACGGCATCGGTCACGAGGTACACGCCAGGTTGCACGCTAGGCCAGGTGCCGACGTAGCTAGCCGTGGTAGCCATGCCTAGGTCGGTCACGGCGCCGGTATCGACGTTGAGGGCCTGCACGGAGTGCTGATAGGGCGCGGTGCCACCAGAGGCCTTGGCTGTGAACCCTAGGGTATCGCCCGGGCTCAGGCTGGCATTGTCCACGCTAAAATCGACTTGCAGCGCGCCAGGCGTGGTGGGCACGCTGCTAGCCGTGAAGCGGTCGGCATTGGTGAGCACTTGCCCGTCGGGCACGTTGCCGCTGGCACCCACGTAAACGGCTAGACCGCCCGCGGGCACCTCCCCCACCACGCGCACGTACACGCGGCCATTCTGCACATAGCTATTGGCGGTGTTGAGCCACTCGGTGCCAGTAGTTTGCGGCAAGCCAGCCACCTTGTACTGCGCAAATGACGGATTCTCAACCGTGGGCTGGAAGCTGAAGGTGTCGCCCTTGTCATCGACCTGGCCAAGCGTGGGCGCGGCCGGCCGAGCGGGCCCTGGGGTCGGGGCCGCCTGCTGTTGCATTAGCTTCTTGAGCATGAACAACAGCAGCCCATCAGCCTGGTAGGCCCGGACGAAGGCCGGGTGCACGCCGTACTGGTTGGCGCTAATGTCGAGCACATCGAGCAGGCCCAGCTGCGCCGCGGCACTGGCTGCGGTGAGCAGGCCGCGGCCGGCCGGCGTGGCATCGGTGATGTTGGCCGACGTGATGGCCGGCGCCAGGTTCACCACCAGGCGCCAGTTGGGGCCAGGCATCGGGGGCGCTACGGCGTTGAACGAGCTCCGGGCTGCCCAAATGGCGGTGCCCGTCAGGTAGAGCGCATCGGCCAGCACCGGCTGGGGCAATACCAGTTCACTCAGACCTGCACTACCACCGGGGCCCGCCTGCAGGAACGTGGCTACGTCGTCCTTGAACTCGCGGAAGTCCTGCTCGTCGATTTCAAAGGTATCATTCGTCGCAAAGCGGATATTCCACTTGGTTATAAACTCGTTGATAGTCATTAGATAATAGCATATTACACGATAGCATAGCCCACTTTAATCCCACTCTTCAGCACCACCGACTTGCCGGCCGGCACGATGGCCAGCAGCCGCCCGCCGGCTGTGCGCAGTTCCACGCTGCCGCTGGCGCCGGTGCCCAGCTGCACGCCACTCTGCAGGCCTTGCCCGCTCACCTGCCACGTGCCTTGGTAAGGCCGCGCGCGGCGGGTAGTCTCGCCGCTGAAGGTGAAGTCGTAGTTGTTGCGGGCCGTGGTGGTGCCGGCATCGTACTTGTCCGAGAAGGTGAGTGGCTCGTCGGGCGTGCCCACCAGCCACACCAGGCCATTCATGTCGCGGTAGAGCACCAGCAGCCGGCGCCCATCGAGCGCCTCCAGTCCCTGTGCCAGTGCCGGGGTGGCTTTGGCCAGGGCGCCCTTCAGGGCCGGCTGCCAGTACGGGCCGTGCCGGTCGTCTTTGCCGGGCTGGGTGAACCCTAGGGTAGTGCGGACAGCCACCAGCTGATACCAGCTGGCATTGGGGCGCAGCTGCACGCTCTCAGTGATAAGGGCCTCGTCGGGGTCGGGAGCCGTGAGCACGTCGGCCACGTCGGCATACCAAAGCGCCTCTACCCCGCCCGTGTTGTCGAAGAAGAGTTGGTCGAGGTTGCGCAGTTGGTCGGGAGCAAGCATAATTAAGCGGCCATTGCCACCGGACAATTCGGAATATCAGTAGCACTATTTGCCCGTGCATGAGCGACTTGCTGCGCCTTGCGGTAGCGGTAGTAGGATTTTATCAAGGCTTCCAAGGACACATCATCCTCGGTCAACTCATACCCCTGCATGAAGGTGAGGGCCATGCCCTTGGTCTCGAACTTCACCCCATGCTTTGCCAGCACGTCGAGGGTGTGGTGAAACTCCTCTTCCATCATGTCCTCGACCTGGCGGTTGAAGTCGTGGATGGCCTGGGCCGTGAGGTGACGGCACCCGTTGAGCCAGCACATCTGCGAGGAGATGCTCACGTGGAGGGTGCCCGCGTAGGTAGCTACGCTTTCGGTGTATTGCCTGTCCTGCTGTGGATTGCGCAGGATATGGTAGAGCGTGCGCCCGATGGTTCCCTTCTTAGTGAGCTTAAAGGGCTGCTCATTACCTAGGTGCAGCTTGCGGCGCAGGTATTTCTCAACAACGGGGCGTACCGGCACCACGAGGGATACGGGTAGGGGTTTCTCCATAAGTGGCTGGCTGGGCATGTAACAAAGCTCGAATTGCTGGCCGCCCTAGCACAGGACAATTCGGAATAGCAGCCCTACGGCCCTACTACCGCAATTTACGCACTAGTGTCGAGCTTATAAAGCTGAACTAATGACTTTTACCTAGAGCATTTTCTGGATGGGCCAGATGGGTACCCGCCGCGCAGCACTGGCAAAAACGCTGCCCATTTTAGCTAAAACTAAAAAACGCTGTGACTTTTGTAACAAGCTCCACACTTACAGCATAGCATTCTTAAAATCAATTAATTGACTTTAAGAATTCTTGTTACAAACACCTTGTAACAGCCGTGACTTTTGTAACAGCTACCTACAAAAGTTACAAGCCAAAAAACTTTGTAACAGCTTAAAAACCTCAAAAGCTAGAGGTTATTTATCTTATTATCAATATTT